AGGATATAGTGAACATTCAAACTGCTTTCACGGTCGGCACAGAACCGTCTATGGATTGCACTCCGACTGATGATGATGAAAAGAAGCTGCTGGATGCGGTAAAGGCTGTATTTAAATCCAACAAAATCAAATACCAAAACAAGAAGATTGTCCGTGCCTGGCTCTCCGAACAAGAAGCGGCAGAATATTGGTATGTTACCGATGATGATTCGTTTTGGGCGAAGTTCTGGAAAAAAGTAAAGACTACATTCGGAGGCAAGGTAAAGCCCACCAAGAAACTGAAAAGTGTGTTATGGTCTCCGTTCCGTGGGGATAAGCTATACCCGTTCTTTAACGATGAAGGTAAGATGATTGCTTTCTCACGTGAGTACAAGAAGAAGCTCATGGATGATTCGGAGATAACTTGCTTTATGACTATCACGGACAAAATGGTTTATCAATGGGACTTGTCTAAAGGGTATGAAGAAAGAACGCCTTTTGCTCATGGATTCTCCAAACTACCGGTTCTCTATGCTTATCGTCCTGAACCTTATTGCAAGAAGATAAAGACTTTTCGGGTCCGGTTGGAGAAACTATTATCCAATTATGCTGATTGTATAGACTACCATTTCTTCCCACTATTGAAGCTAATTGGTGATGTAGAGGGTTTCATGGGTAAGGTTAAGGATAGAATGGTCAAACTTACAGGTGAAGGTGCGGATGCCCAGTATCTGACGTGGAACCAAGTTCCGGATACGGTACGTTTTGAAGCAGAAACACTCACCAATATGGCTTATGATATGTCAAACACTCCAAGAATATCCTTTGAGACGTTGAAGGGGGTAGGCAAAGCATCAGGAACCGCTTTCCGCTTTATGTTCATGGGTGCACATATGGCGGTAGAAAATCACGGTGAGGTTATCGGTGAGTTCTTGCAGCGGAGAGTAAATTTCATTGTTTCCGCTTTAGGCTCTATCAATCCAACCGAGTTTAGCAAGGCATCGCAGACCATTGACATAGAAACAGAACTGGTTCCATATATGATTGATGATTTGAATGATAAGGTGACCACTGCCGTTTCCGCTGTCAGTGGTGGCATCTGGTCAACGCGTGAGGGAATCATGTTTGCCGGAAATGCTGATAGGGTAGAAGAGGAACTTGCAGAAATCAAAGAGGAACAAGCAGCAAAGAATGAGCAAATCGGAGATAAGGGAAAGAAAAACGCCTCTTAGTTAGAAAAATTACGGGACTTATAGTTTTAGTATAAGAAAAATAGTTAGCGGTGGCTTCAAAGAGTTGCCGCTATTTTTTTTGCTCTTTTAAATTATAAATATTAGAATATAATTTTGAATTATAGAATTATATATGTATTTTTGTCACACGATAATTGAGTAACCAATGAGAATATTTACCGAACAAGCATTAAAAGAATATGCAGAGAACCATCCCGATTCAAAGGTCGCTTTGCAAGAATGGACTACCATTGTGAAAAGAAGCAAGTGGACCTGTTTTGCCGATATTAAGAAAACGTTTAATAGCGTTGATAGTGTAGGTAATCAACACTATGTTTTCAATATCAAAGGCAATAACTATCGTTTGGTAGTAGTGATTAAATTCACTATTCAGTTTGTGTATATTCGCTTTATTGGTACTCATAAAGAATATGATAAAATAGATTGCGCTAATATTTAGGATTATGACAAAGATAGAAAATCAAGCCCAATATGAATGGGCGGTGAAAAGAGTAGAGGAACTTCTTCCATTAGTGAAAGATGATACTCCTTTGAATGACCCAAATAGCATAGAATTGGAGCTTCTTTCTAATTTGGTTGCTGATTATTCCGAAGAACATTTTGCATTGGGAGAACCAACACTTGTGGATGTTCTTAAACTTCGTATGTACGAAATGGGGCTTAATCAAAAATCACTTGCAAAGTTGGTTGGTGTCAGCCCATCACGATTAAGTGATTATATATCTGGTAAATGTGAACCAACCTTGAAAGTTGCTCGTGAGATAAGCCGGAAGCTAAATATTGATGCAAATATAGTGTTGGGAGTATAAGTATAAGTTTTTGTCGTGATATATTTTAGGCGTGATTCATTCGGTTTCACGCCTTTTTTTATACCATTTTACGACAATCGTTTTATTGTCGTGTATCACCTATCTGATTATTTCTCACCCTCTTTATAAATAGCGAAATTTACCGTAGAAATTTATAAATCAAATTCATACGGTATGACAATCTTAGAACAAATCTTAGCAGGGCTACAACAGAAATTCGCTGGGGTGGACACTGCTATCTTAACCCGAATCGCTACTAAAAAGGCAGAGGGTGTAACGGACGAGACAAAGGTAAACTCTATTATTGAGGGTATCAGCTTTTCGGACGTGCTTAATTCCTATGGTGATTTCCGTGCCGGGGATGCTTCAAAAACGGCAGTGACTAACTACGAGAAGAGGCATAACCTTAAAGACGGTAAGCCAATCGAGACTACCACAACCACCAAAACGGAAGAGAATAAAGACGATGTGCCTGCATGGGCGCAAGCTTTAATTGACTCCAACAAGAACCTTTCTGATAAGCTAACACAGTTAGAAACGGAAAAGGCTCAAGCAACACGTAGCCAGCAGATTTTGGCAAAGGCAAAGGAGTATGGTATTCCCGAAAACTACGCCAAACGATGCGCCATTAAGGACGATGAGGACTTGGACGCATACTTCAAGGACTTGAAGCAGGAGTTCGCAAATGACGGCTTCAAAGGCGTAACCCCTCCCGAATCAGCGGAAGAGAAGATTGAGAAAGAATCTGAATCTATCGCTAAAATGATTGATGAGGGTACGAAAACTATTGTTGAACAAAACAAGAATTAATTATGTCAGCAGGATTTAAGTATGACTTGGTTCCGCCCGTTGAGCAAGAGGAACGCTACGATGTCCAGACCGGCATTCGTAGACGTGGTCCGTTCAAACTTGATACGCAGAACCTGGTAGTGGGAAGTTTTCTTCCCGGATTTACACCGATTTGTGCGGACTTGAAAAACAAGTTCGCTTATGCGGTAATCAATGTGAGAGTTGCGGAAGCCTATACCACTGGTGGAGAGGCTTTGTCTATCAAAGTAGCTAAGAACTCTTTGGCTTATGTGGGTATGTTTGTCGGAAACGGCAAGAAAGGTGCAGAAGTAACGGCAATTGATAAGTCTAATGCCAACTACGATGTATTGACTATCAAGGCTGCTTTTGGTGAGAATATTGCCAAAGATGCTGTATTATTCAATGCGGTTGCAGTTGATGGTTTAAAGCAAAAGCATGTGGCTAATTCGGCTCTGTTTAACCGTACAAAGGTTGAGGACGGAATCACATTGGTTTCATTGCTTCGTACAGCCGCAGAAATTGAACCCTCAAAATTGGTTATGCCGTTCTCCGAGAACGATAAAGCCAACATGAAGGGATGGTTTGAATTTAACGAGTAAGGAGGTAGGATATGTTTTTAACGATTCAAACATTATTCGATGATGCGAACATTGTTTCCGCTATCATCAGACGTGTGAACCAGACACGCACGGACACAATCTATTGGCAGCAGTATCTTACTTTCCGCAGAGTGACTACTCGTGTGTTCAAAGACTATATCGGTTCTGTAACTGGAGTTATGGCCGGATCCATCAATTCGCGTTTTGGAGAGAAACCCATCCGTGAACGTCGGAACATCGGTTCCGGATATGGTGAGATTGCCTATTTGGGTGATGCTTATCAGATGTCTATTGACCGTCTTTCTGAATTGCAGGATTTGATTGACAAGTTCAATGCCGCTAAGCCAGCCGACCAAAAGGCTGCAATGGAAGAGATTGTAAACTTCCTGGCAGACGACTACCGTCAGATTACCCTTGCCGCCCACAAGCGTATGGATATTATTGTCGGTGCGCTGTTGATGCTTGGTGAAGCCACCGTTTACAACAAAGACGCTGCAATCACTTCCGGTCAGACCAATAATAAACTGCTGGAGATTACCCTTCCGTTCAATTTTATCAAGCCGAAAAGTGGAGATGTGGTTGTGGACGGAAAGAATATGTTTATCTCTTATTTGAGAGAGAAACTTCATTCCTTGGCACCGGACTATGGCGTTTATGCCAAGATGGTTATGACTCGTGCATCTTTCAACAAGCTTATTCTTGGTTCATCTGAATTTGGTGAGCAGTACAAGATGATTCTCGGCAGCAACGAAATGAAGTTGAGTACGGGATTGGTTTCCTCTTCTTTGGCTTCCGAAGTGTTCACCGGCATCGGTTTGCCGCGTATTGAAATCAAGGAGGACTACGTGAAAGACCAGACGGGAAAGAATGTGCAGATTTACGCGGATAACCGTATTACTCTGTTACCTTCTGACAACATTGGTTATATGCGCCATCATACCCCGTATGAAGCGACAGACCCAGTACAAGGACGTACTTATATCCCGTCAGAGGGGCAGATGCTTATCTCCAACTACCGTGACAAAAACGGTCGCTACATGGAATATACGGCAGAGTGGATTCCGCAGATTTCCAATCCAGATTTGATTACCAATTTCGATTTGAGCGAAATTGCATCCATTCAATCAGCATAAGGGGGTAGGATATGAAAGTAAAGGTTATATCAGTTTTCCGCGACAAGTTCACCGGAAAGTATTATACTCCCGGTGAAGTGATTGAAGTCGGTGAGGAAGCCCGTGTGCTGGATATGGAAAGCCGCAGACTCGCTGAACGGATTGAGGTAAAAAATCCCGAAGTGAAAGCCCCTGAAGAAAAGAAAGAGGTGAAAATTTCCCTCTTTGAAAAGGAGTTTGAGAAGAAGGCTTTGATTGATGCTTTGAAGTCTATCGGTGCGCAGGCTTCCGGCAATATGAAAGAGGAAACTCTTTTGGCTAAGGTTGCAGAACTGGATGAAGAATCAACAGCCAAACTGAAAGAAGCATTAGGTATCGAGTAAAAGGATAGGGTAGTGCTTCTACCCTTCCATTGTCTAATTTTATAAATCAGAAAAGAAATGAAGAATTTTATTTTTGCCATGTGTGGCTTTTTAATGATGTCTTTGGTTTCGTTGAGCGTGCAGGCATCAAGTGTGGAATCTCCTAAGTGTGAATACGTGAATCCATCGGTTGATGTTGGTCTGCCGGATATTCAGTTTATCACTTTGGAAACGGCTCCGGCTGATTGTGTTGTACTGACCATGACGCATCCCATGTTTTTGGTTGCAAATAACCCGGCTATGATGTGTTCGATAAAAGAGGGAATGGCTATTCAAGGGGTACGAATTAATGTTCCCAAATGTCCGTTCAGATACATCTATAAATCTAAACATTGTACGCATTATAGCTATACCGCATATAGTAAACTGATTACACCATATTGAATGATATCAGCCATGAGTAACAAGGAGTTTGTATTAAGCCTATTTGATAAGAACACCCCGTCTAATCTTGTAGTTGAAAATATACTTTCAAGAACGGGATTGGATGGTGAAGAACCTTTTGCCGAGGAAAATCGGGCAAGATTAGAGGTCGCTTGTGCAAAGCAAATTCCGTGGATGATACAAAATCCATCTTCGGTCAGCGAAAGCGGATTTTCTGTGTCTTGGTCTAATCATGTTGATAGCCTAATGAAATTGTACTCATGGCTGTGTAAACAGTACGGTTTGAAAGACGAACTGGGTAACAAACCTAAAGTGACTTTCTTATGATATTCGCTCCACACATATTGCAGGTAAAAGTTATCACCCCGATGGATAAGGATGAGTTTGGCAGACCTATTCCCGGAACAGGTGATGAATACTGGCAGGAAGTATGCAAGTGCCGTTGTGATGATAACACTACCAAAGAGTTTTCATCTGATAACGGCTCTGTGTATCGTCCGAATTATCATGTAGTATGTGAGAAAAGAATTACTGTCAAGGCTGGCGATGAAGTACGTTGCATGGATGGTGATGGCGTAAGAGGTCAAGGCGAAGTCTACACGGTAAAGAGTACAAACTACTTTAACTACTCGGAATTATGGATGTAGATTTCGATTTCTCAGATGTCGACTCCTTTTTCGATGAAGGAGAATGGGAGGTCGAAAAGAAGATGATTGATGTAGGCG